GAGGGATGCTAATATGAATTATGAAGAGTTAGCTTTAGGCGCAGTTTATTATAAAAACATAATAGACAGACCAGACACGGTAATCAATAAAATAGAAGATCTGGAGCAGAAAAGATCAGAGGCGGAATCGTATAGATCAGAGTCAGTAAAGCCATGGCAAGCATGGGACTACAATCATGGAAATAAAGAAAAAACTGTTTTTTGCTGGCAAAAGTTTTTGCCGAAACCAGAAGACATAAGCCTAAATGATTTGTTTTATAAAGAACAATTTGAGATATCTTCAATTCTTTTTGATGGTTTAGAAAAAGGACTTAAGCATTACTTCTCTTTATATCCATACGCAGAAAAAAATATTAAATCTAGAGAAAAGACTATGCATCTTTTAAAATACAAAGAGAGTGGCTTCTTGCCAGCGCACTCAGATCACGGAATAAGTAGCAGAGTATTGTCTGCTCTTTTATATTTAAATGACGACTACGAAGGAGGAAATATAAGGTTTCCTCACGCAGGTATAGACATCAAGCCAGAAGCTGGAAGCCTATTATTTTTTCCTTCAAACTTTGTTTACGTACACGAAGTAGATGCAGTAACAAGTGGAACAAGATACTCTTTGCCAAACTGGTATCACAATAGAAAAAATGCTTACTATTCGGACGGGACAGAGTAATGTTTATTGTTACAGGATCAAGCAAAGGGATTGGAAACGCTATAGCAAATAGGCTTTTAAAAAATGGACACGAAGTCTGTGGTATATCAAGAAGCATGCCAGAAAACAATTCTCTTTTTAAGACATATACTGCAGATGTTGCAAACAAGCAATCTTTAATAGAAATTGCAAATACATTAAAGTCTGAAAAAATAACAATAGATGGCCTAATAAATTGTGCTGGAGTTATGCAAAAACCTTTTGTAGATTGGTCAAGAATTCAAGAAGAAGATATACAGTCAATTTTTTCAACAAATGTTATTGGGACAATAAATTCATGTCAATCTTTTATTCCTTTAATGAATATCAGAAAGCATACCCCAATTATAAATATATCTAGCCTTTCTGCTCATGCCAATACAGAACTTTCTATTTATGGTTCAAGCAAACACGCAGTTAAAGGATTTACTAGCTCTTTAGCAAAAATCTTACAGGCTACATCAATAAGGCCTAACTGCATTGCACCAGGCCCAATTAAAACAGAAATGACAAGCATGCTTTCGGACGACATGCTTAGGATGTTTGCTTCTCCACAAATTATAAATAGCAAAGTTTTTACTTCCGATGATATATGCGATATAGTTGAGCTATTGATAGACCATAGGTCAAGCAGTCTAACTGGACAAACATTCCATGTTGGCGGATACTAAACCCCATAATGGTATAATTTTTAAATGTCATACTACTATAAAGTGCTTAAGGATAGCCCGATTGGGTTTTGGAAGCTAGACGACAGTTCCACCACCGCAACAGACTATTCTGGTTGTCAAAACAATGGATCTTATTCTGGATCTCAGGACAAAAAAAATCCAATTGTTAGTGGAAGCGACTATTCATTAAGAATAACATCTACGTCTAGCGTAACCTTTCCTTTAATTAAAAATTATTATGGACAAACAGCAAAGGGCGGATTTGCAAATATTAACGACGGAGACAACGATTTTTCAATAGAGTGCTGGATATTCCCAAGAGTAGAAACAGACAGCCTTACTACAATTGTTGGAGATAAAGAAAATAATATAGGAATTTTTTGGGATAACGGCAATATATATTTTGGGCTGGACACAGACTACCTAGAGTATTCAGTTCCAAATTTTAATAAATCTTTACATGTAGTTTGCACCTATAGTGTAAATAAAGCATTTATATATGTAGACGGAGTTCTTTGTGTTAGCAAAATAATATCATCTAATCCATTTACAAACACAGAGATTTCCTTAAAATCTGGTCCAACGGAAAACGTATTAGATTCATTTTTGATTAATAACGTTGCCGTATACAGATACGGATTACCTGAAAAGCAAATATACTCCCACTTTGCAGACAACAATAAAGTCAGGCCGATACAGATAGCATACCCAGAAAATGGAGAAATATTTTATATATATGACAATACAATGAGAAACTCTTTTTCATTTTCATACCCTAAAGACAAATCCTGGGAAGACTTTTTAAATGAAGATTTAAATTTAAATAGACTTGAAAACTACATAGAAATATCAAAAACAGACAGTCAGGAAACAAAAGAAGTTATTTTAAACGATATAATTTCTATGCCATCTGGAATAACAATGGATTCTTCAAAAATATTTTGGAGCGGAGAAAATGGAATTAGCGTATACACAAGCTTAGATGATGTAGACTATTTAGAGTGTAAAAATGGAGAGCCTATACCTCAATTTAAGTACTCAGAATTTAATGATCAAAAATTCTTTTACATAAGAGTCGTAATGGCCTCTGAGGACTCATCAAAATATTTGCCCAAGCTGCATAGCCTAGAGGTTAATTTCTATAACGCCCAGATATTATATTCTAAAAATGGAGGATCATATATATCAAAAATTGAAAATTTAGATGCAAGCTTTGGCGAAGAATCATACCCTATTCTAAGCAATAATAGTTTAAATGGAATGCTAGTTAATTCCGATTCTGGGTTTAAGATCAATACATCTAAATCTGTATCTACACTAGAATTTTTTTATACACCAACTACAATTTCAAGCGGCAACCTTCTTTCAGCCGATGCCACAGAAATTAGCTGGTCAAGCAATGGGAGTATAAATAAAAGCAATATAGATAGACTTTATGTAAACGGGATTAATAAGACATCTGAAACACAGGTGTCTAATATTTTTAAGGCAAAGGACCTACACCACGTAATCGTAACTCTTACGTCTCCTATAACCGAAGAAATTATTTTTAATTATAAACAGGCGGGATCTGAGAAAGCCCTATACCAGTATATAACAATATACGAGTACGAAATGGATGTAAATATAATTCAAAACCATTACAACCTATATATGGAAAAATCAAAATATCAGTCTAGTGGATCGACACTCAAAGTGTCAGAAAACAACGTAAGCCTATATAATAATGACTGGATAGTGCTTCAAAACTCATAAACATGAACATTGTCCTGACAAAATATGGACATTAACTAAAAAGAATGGTAAAATTGATACACAATGGACATTAAAAGAATAAACCAGTCAGTTATTGAAGAGACCACCCTCGGTATATATGTTTGGGAAATGCCAGATGGAAGATGGATTGGCGACGACGACGGAAACTTTTTATCTATTACTGCAAAAAAGGGAAATAGATCAAAGATAGCTCTTTTGGCGGACGCAGTCAGAGCACACGGCATATACGAAGGCCAGCCAAAGTTTTTATCAGGACGTAGAAAAATTGATGACGAAGAGTTTCAGCATCAAAAGCAAAGATTAGAGTGGGGACTAACACCAGACCCATTGGATATCGGAGTTTATAAAGACTCTTTGAAAAATGGAGGTATGCGATAAATGCAATTTATTAATGATGACGAAGGCAGCGCAGAAACTATCGACATATCAAACTCAGCAGATTGGTTTAAGTTTAATAATAAAGAAGTAGTCGTAGACACAGACCCTTTTAATATAGAAGCCCAAGAGCTAAAAAAGGTGAACGGACTTAGTACAACATTCCGCAGAAAAGTTTCAAGAGATATCCAGAAGAGACTTGTGGGTCAAGAAGGAACAGGAACTCAGCAAAATTTATTGCAGCAAGCAGTCACTGGCTACGCAATGTTCGACCTTGTTCAGCCAGTTTATAATTTAGAATATTTATCAAAGATCTATGAAATATCCCCATACAACTACGCAGCAATTAATGCAAAGGTTGCCAACATAGTTGGGCTAGGATATTCTTTTGTAGAAACAAAAAAAGCAAACGATGCTTTAGATAGCATAACTGACCCTAAGCAGTTAGAACGTGCTCGTAAAAAACTAAATAAGCTAAGACAAGATTTAGACAATTGGCTTGAGGAAACAAACGAAGAAGAAACTTTTACAGAAACATTAATCAAAGCATATACAGATTTAGAGGCAACTGGAAATGCCTATATTGAAATAGGAAGAACGGTTGCTGGAAACATTGGATACATAGGTCATATTCCATCTAAGACAATGCGTGTTCGTAGACTACGTGACGGATTTATTCAATTGCTATATGGCAAGGCTGTTTTCTTTAGAAACTTTGGAGATCAAGAAACACTAAATCCAATAGACGGTGGCCTAGAAAGACCAAATGAAATTATTCATTTAAAGAAGTATACTCCAATGAATAACTACTATGGAATACCAGACATCATTGCAGCACAAACGGCAATGGCTGGAAATGAATTTTCTGGAAAATATAACTTAGACTACTTTGAAAATAAAGCAGTTCCAAGATATATAATTACAGTAAAGGGAGCAAAGCTATCCACGGAGTCAGAAAGAAAGCTTCTTGAGTTTTTCCAAGTTGGATTAAAGGGTAAAAATCACAGATCCCTATACGTCCCCCTACCAGCCGACACCTCAGACTCTAAAGTTGAATTTAAGATGGAACCAATTGAAGCTGGAAATCAAGAAGGCTCATTTGAAAAATATCGAAAATCAAATAGAGACGAAATACTATTAGCACACAGAGTTCCAATTAATAAAATTGGTGTTCCAGAAGGAGTAAGCCTAGCATCTGCTAGAGACGCAGATAAAACATTTAAAGAGCAGGTGTGCGGTCCAGCCCAAGATATTTTAGAGAAAAAAATAAACAGAATTATATCAGAAAAAACAGACGCCCTAGTTCTTGAGTTTAATGAATTGACTTTGACTGACGAAGACACGCAGTCTAAAATTGACGAAAGATATTTAAGAATGCAGGTAATTACTCCTAATGAAGTAAGAATTAGAAAAGGAATGATTCCTATGGATGGTGGAGACGAAGTGGTTGATTTACAAGCACAGGCAGCAGAAATTAAAGCCCAAGCCTTGAATACTAGAAATAGAACCCAAGAAAGATCTGCAAATTCACCAGATAGTTCTGGGGAGGCCAGAAATCCAAAAGGTGAAGGTAGAGTCACTGCTTAATTATTAGGCAACCAGTTATTTGCCTTATATACAATACCGTTATAAAATTAGGCATATGAATATTGAAAAATCACACTGGTCTGCTAACGGCGAAGATATCAGCCTGTCTGTTCCTTTTACAAAAGTTAATCGTGAAAAAAGAACTGTATCTGGTTTTGCAACATTAGACAACCTAGATCAAACAGGAGACGTAGTAACAGCAGAAGCAAGTCTTGGAGCATTTGAAAATTTCCGTGGAAACATTCGTGAAATGCATGGATCAAATGCAGTTGGCAAGATGGTTTCATTTAGACCAGAAACATATTATGATGCAAAAAGCGGAGAATTCTACAATGGAGTTTATGTAGATGCATACATATCAAAGGGGTCACAAGATAC